GTAAGCGTCTGGCCAAGTCACCTTCAAACCCCCAGCACTAAGGGAGATGGTGTCCGCGTATTTTCAGGTGGACGCGATCGCCCTCAATGGCTTCAAGAAATAAACTACGCGCTCGGTCTCTGTGAAGCCCAAGGCCTGATGCATGGCGTGGCTTCCTTGATTATCCAGTAGTGCATCCGAAGCCAGTTCGGTGCAGTCCATTTCTTCGGCCCACTGCTGAATTTCCGCCACGAGTTGCCGCGCTATGCCTTGGCTCCGGCTAGCGGGGCGGACGTAAAGGCCTTCGAGAAAAGCCACGGGCGATGAGTTGGTTCCGTTGACATAGTCCACCCGGATCGACGCCTCGGAAAACCCTAGCGCATTGCCGTGTTCATCAACGAAAAGAAGTACCACATAGCGTTCTGGAGCGCTCAGTATTACTCGTTTGTCATGCTCATTTTTCGAGGATGAGTCAGGCCACAGAGCAACACGCAGGGGGAGCCAACCATCATGGTCGAGCATGGTGCAGCGTTTTATCATTGAGGGAATACTCGAAGGGATAACTGACGAAGATCATAGGTCATCTTCGGTCAAGCTTGGTAAGGTCAGCTTGTTTTCGGGAGGGGCGGCTATATTCAAGTTCATCGGTAAGCATACGTGCAGACCGCCTTGCACGACTAAGCCGGACGCCACCTATGCGGCAGCAGCGCTGCAATCTCACTCGCCCGCTGCGTAGGTAGGCGCGTCAGCACATCCTTCAGATAGGCATACGGATCATGCCCATTTATGCGTGCCGATTGGATCAGGCTCATGATTGCAGCCGCCCGCTTGCCACTGCGCAGCGACCCAGCAAACAGCCAGTTTGAGCGGCCAAGTGCCCATGGCCGTATCTGGTTTTCAACTTGGTTGTTGTCGATCGGCACAGCCCCATCGTCCAGGTAGCGCGTCAGTGCCACCCAGCGTTTTAGGCTGTAATCGAGGGCTTTGGCCGTGGCTGATCCATTGGGCACCAGGTCTCGCTGAGCCAACATCCAGTCATGCAGTGTTTTGACGATCGGCACCGCCATTTCCTGGCGTATTCGCCAGCGGTCTTCATCGCTCATTTCCCGCGTTTGGCGTTCGACCTCGTACAAGCCGCTGATCGAGTGCAGCGCTTGTTCGGCCAGCTGACTTTTGTTCGCCACGTGCAGATCGAAAAACTTGCGACGGGCGTGGGCCATACAGCCGATTTCAGTTATGCCTAGCTCAAACCCGGCTTTGTAGCCAGCGAAGTCGTCGCAGACCAACTTGCCGTTCCAGTCGCCCAGGAAGTTGCGCGCATGCTCGCCAGCACGGCTTGGGCTGAAGTCGTAAACCACCGCTTTGAGCGCCGAAAACGGCGTTGTGCTGTAAGCCCAGACGTAGGCCCGGTGGGTTTTCTTTTCGCCAGGCGCAAGCATTTGAACCGGTGTTTCGTCGGCGTGAATCACGCCCTGGTTCAGCACCGCTTCACGCAGTGCATCGACTAGCGGTTGAAGTCTCACGCCAGTTTGTCCGACCCATTGGGCCAAGGTCGAACGAGCAATTGCCAGTCCGGCGCGACCAAAGATTTTCTCCTGTCGGTACAGCGGCAAGTGATCGGAAAACTTGGCCACCATCACTTGGGCCAGCAAGCCTGCGGTCGGGATACCTTTATCGATAACCTGCGCCGGCACCGGCGCCTGGATCAGGGTTTCGCACTGACGGCAGGCCCATTTGCCACGCACATGTTGCTCGACGGTAAACACGCCCGGCGTGTAATCCAGCTTCTCGCTGACGTCTTCGCCGATGCGTTGAAGTTGGCAGCCACAGGCGCACTGGGTGTTTTCAGGTTCGTGACGAATTACCGTGCGTGGAAACTGCGGCGGCAATGGCGCACGTTTCGGCGATTGCCGTGGTTCGGCCTGTGACGAAGCGGGGAGAAGCTGTTTCAGCTCGGCCTCGATAGCCTCAAGATCGGTATCGAGCAGGTCATCCAGCAAGCTGCTTTGCGCCGGGCTGATTTGCTCGCAGCGCTTGGCAAACCTGTGGCGTTTGAGCAGGGCGATTTCGAATTTGAACTGTTCGATGAGGATTTCATCGTTCTGGATCTTCTTGCTCATCGCCTCGACCTGGGACTGCAACTGCAACGCCTGTGCCGCCAAGGCACGAAGCTGTTCCGGGGTCATCTGGTCGAGGTTGAGTGAGAAAGTCATGCCGCCGATTGTGCCAGAGCAGGCGCGGGACGACGATAAGTAGACCGGCCAAATGGCCGGCGTTTAAAGCACGGTAATCACACCGCCTGCACCAACGCGCTGCCACGGCAGGCCCAGTACCAACGCCTGGAGTTGCTCGCTGTCGAGTTCGACCTCGCAGCCATGGCGAATGCCGGGCCAGTGGAACTTACCTTGGTTCAGTCGCCGCGCGGCAAGCCAGACGCCCACGCCGTCGTGCACCAGCACTTTCATCCGGTTAGCCCGACGATTGGCGAATAGATAAGCGCAGTGCGGCTTCGCCGCACCAAACACCGCGATCACTCGGGCTAAAGCGGTTTCGGTACCGGCGCGCATGTCCATCGGCTCGGTGGCCAGCCAGATGGCATCGATGCGGATCATTGAGCGACAGCCCGAATAAATTGCGCGCAGCCCTCGGGATCCGAGGTTGGCCATTTAACCGTGATCACTTGCCCGGCCATGGGCAACTCGATGATCACTGACGCTTCGACTGGCCGTTTAGGTGCGGCTTTTAGCGGGACGAATGCCGGCAGCGAAGGTGTTGCGGACTGGTCTCGATAGAGCGGCAGCCATTTACGGATGACATTGGCGTTGATGCCGTGACTGATTGCAACGCCGGACACAGTTGCGCCAGGTTGCAAACATTCCTGAACGACCTGAGCTTTGAATGGTTTCGGATAAGAGCTTCGTTGGCGCATGGAAATCCTGGCGATAAGGGTGATCGCGTCCGCTTAAAAATACGCGGACACCATCGCCCTTAATGCTGGAGTTCGGAAGGTGAGTTCGCCGGACGCTTACTGACAGAAGCTATCAGGCTCTTAACAAATGGCGCCTAGCGGGGAGCCTACCTCGCACTGATTACACTGGTGAAACGCAATACGCATTCCTTTTGGCGGCAGCTGCTAAGCAGAAAGGAAATCCTTTCGATGCTGCCTGGTTGCTTTACGCATCGGCGCCTCAAAAAACTGTCGCTTAGTTTTAGATAGAAAAAAGGCGACCCAAGGGCCGCCCAGTTCCTCCCGGCACACACCACCACAGTGCTGTCGGGTGGCGATAAAAGTAGGCGGGCACACCACATGCTATACCGCCTCCTTTTACCGCGCTGCCAAGGCACGGATACCTTGGGTTGCTGCCTCCTCCACCACAGATCAGGCAGCTGTTGCGCCAGAGGTGAGCGACGGATCGTTCGCCTCGGCACGGTGCCGGTTTCGATCTTGCAGATCTTGCCGGCGTTTGGGCCCTTTCAAGCCACGCGGCAAATGTATCACCACTACATGCTGCGCGGCACTGGCAACTTGCAAGGATTAATGCCATGAGCCGAATTGCTTTGAATTCCCTTGAACGAGCGCGGCGGGAAGTCCTGCCCCTCGATTTAGCGCTCTACCATGCCGCTCGGGATTATCCTGGTGGCGCCGCAGCAATCGCCGCCACCACCGGCCGCAATCCCACCACTCTCCAGCACAAACTTTCTCCAACGCACCCCAGCCACTCCGTGAATATTCAGGAGTTCGGCGAAATCCTCGAACTGACAAAGGATCGTCGCATCCTTGATGCGGTGCACGCATTGGTGGGGGATACGACCTGGCAAGAGCTGGCTGAGGCATACACCAATGACATGCCAGAAACCCTAACCATGGGCATCGCTGAATACTTCAGGCAAGTGGCTGATCTGACGGATACCTGGGCCAAAAGCATTGGCGATGGGATTGTCAGTGACAGCGAGCTGGCCGAGATCCACCTGCAGGTGTTTCGCGGTATTCGCGGGCTCTTAGGCCTTTTCAATCGAGCCAGTTATGTCAACCAGGCTACGCGGGGGCAGGATGATGGCAAACCTTGCTGATCTGGCCAACGACTTGGTCGAGGAACGAATGGAGCGCGCACTAGCGACCAGAGATGCACTGAAGGCGGAAATGGTGTGCCACTCTTTCCTGTACTGCGAAACCTGTGATGCCCCTATCCCATTAGCTCGACGTATTGCCCTGGAAGGCTGCACGCAATGCGTCAGTTGCCAGAATTACGATGAGCTGAGGAGGGCGCAAAATGCTTGATGAGGTCCTCGGACAATTTGCCGATTACGGTCTAGAGCCAGAGCAACCACTGACTTTTGGCAAACTCACTCGCTGCAAAACTTCCCAGGACAAGGGTAAGGAAAAGAACGGTTGGTACGTTGCGCATGAATACCACACCGAAAAAGGTGAAACGCTCATTTTCGGGAGTTTTGGGGACTGGCGCTCAGGTGAGACTCAGAAGATCAGAGTCAAGCCTGGGAGAATGTCTGCCGAAGAACGCGAAGTCATGCGCGCTCGACAAGAGGACGCCAAACGCCGTGCTGCCGAAGTTGCGGCTAACGCGGCTCGTCGAGCGGCCAATCGTGCGTCGGGTTTGTTCAAGCGTATGCCTGATAAGGGTAAAAGCGCTTATCTAGATCGAAAGCACATTATTGGATTCAGGGTTCGTTATGCGTCGCGCACTGGCGCGGTGTTGGTCCCGATGTCCAACGCCCAGGACGATATTGTTGGGCTCCAGGTTATTTTTCCTTGCAAGCAGGAAGACACCGGGCGCGACAAGATGTATTGGCCTGCCGGCATGTCGAAGGCGGGAGCCTTTCACTTAATCGGTGGGCATCCCGAACCGGGAGAGCCGTTGTTAATCTGCGAGGGGTATGCCACTGGCGCCAGCCTGCACATGGCAACCTCGTTGGCAGTGGCGATAGCTTTTGACGCGGGCAATCTGCTCTCAGTAGCTAAGTCTATGCGTGCACGCTTTCCTGGGTGTCCTCTGATTATCTGCCGCGATGACGATTGGAAAACTAAACGCCCAAATGGGACACCCTGGAACCCTGGTGAGGAGAAAGCCAACAACGCGGCCTTAGTTGTTGGTGGGCAGGTGGTTGCGCCGATTTTTTCCGGCGAACGTGACCTCAAGTGGACCGACTTCAACGATCTGCACGTTGCGGAAGGTCTTGAGGCCGTGCGCCGCCAGGTACTCGCCGTCGTAAAACCGCCTGCGGCAGGCGGCTGGAAGGACAGGTTGGCTCGCAGTGAGAGCGGGGCATTGATTGCGCACATGCAAAATGTGGAACTGATCCTCGGCAATGATGAGCGCTGGGCCGGGGTCATCGGTTTCTGCATGTTTAGTTCGAAGATCATCAAGATGCGTGCCGCTCCGTACGGTGGCGGTGTTGGCGAGTGGGCAGATATTGATGACGTGCGAGTAATGAAGTGGCTCGCCCAGCAGTACAACTTTAGGGTCAAGATGTCTCATGTCATGGAAGCAGTGAGTGTGGTCGCACACGATCATGCTTTTCACCCCGTGCGTGATTATTTGGGAAAGCTTGAATGGGACCGCGTGCCTCGGCTCGACAGTTGGTTAACTGACGTGCTGGGCGTCGCGCCAACCGACTACAGTTCTAAGGTCGGTAGGCGCTGGTTGATTTCGGCGGTGGGACGAGTGATGTCTCCGGGCTGCAAGGCTGACTCTGTGATAATCCTCGAAGGTGCCCAGGGCGCTGGTAAGTCGACGGCGCTAGGCATTCTTGGCGGTCCGTGGTTCATGGATACGCCATTTGCGTTGGGCGATAAAGACGCCTTTCAGACCATTCGAGGTAAGTGGATCGTAGAGCTCGGCGAGTTGGATAGTTTCAATAAGGCCGAGTCCACTAAGGCTAAGCAATTCTTCTCAGCTTCAAATGATACCTATCGCGAAAGCTACGGCCGCAGATCTGTGGATGTGCCACGCCAGTGTGTTTTCGCGGGAACCACCAACCAGAGTGAGTACCTCAAGGACGCTACAGGTAACCGGCGTTACTGGCCGGTCGCTTGTACCAAAGTTGACCTAGACCTGATGCGTCAGATCCGCGATCAGCTTTGGGCCGAGGCCATGTTTTGCTACGAAGCCGGTGATATCTGGTGGGTGATTCGGGATGAAGCGCCGCTGTTCGCGGAGGAGCAGGAAGAGCGTTTTGTGGTGGATGAATGGGAGGGGCCGATTCTGACCTGGCTGGAGGAGTCACAGATTGGCGAGACGGCCACGGGCGCCGAGATTTTAAGCCAAGCGCTAAAGCTGGATTTCGGGCACTGGAACAAACCGGATCAAATTCGTGTGGGGGCAATTATGCAACGCTTGGGATGGGTTCGTGTGCGCTTGCCGGCGCTAAGGAAAAGTGGACGTCGGCCATGGGCATACAAAAAACCTGAAGGGTGGGGTAGCACGTCGGCCTTACTGCAAGTTGTGGATGAGGAGCCTTGCTTCGATGATTAAGCGAATTGATGAAATGCTCAAGATCTGGGCGCAGGAGCTGCATCAACTTTCTAACTTTATCGACGGCGGCTCGACTGGCGGCAACATAATCGCACTGTTGATGGCGTGCAAGGGCGAGTTGATACGTGGGACGCGAGGTAGTCGGGTGCTGCTGGATGAGTCGGCGGATATTGAGCTGATCGTTAACAAGCACTTGTCACCAGAGCTGGCGTTGGTGGTGGTGGAGCACTACTGCAACTCTGATAGTCTTCTCTCACAGAAGATGTTGCACTGTGGTTGTAGCGCGCCTACCTATTACCGCCGACTGCATGACGCCCATGTGTGCATTGCTGGTTTGTTACTGGGGAAGGCAGCATGACTTCGATTTACGCTGTCCCATTCGGTCCCATGCGTTATTGGCTCCAATGGACAGCTGCGTGCCACGTGGTTAGTGGGTTGTCCCATAGTCCCATACAAATCACTACCTCCTTTGCATGTGTGCGTAGCGCGTTCGTACGCGCGCGTGCTTCGCGCACGCGTTTTATTCTTTTCTTTCTATAGGCGAGAAAAGGATAAAAAGAATGGGACTATGGGACGAGCCTTTGATTTAGGCATTCTCAGCTGTCCCAAAGTGTTCAAAGTCTATGGGGCATATGGGGCACAGAACCAAAAGCGATAGCCGAACAAATGCGTTATCACTGTGTTGTACCTGCTTTATACCTGCGTTGTACCCATATTGATCTGTGGCGTTAAAAACCTCTTGCTGCCATGATAATCCACCTGTAAAAAGTATCCATCTTCGATAGGTGCGGCCGCAAAGATTGGCACGCCCCCCAATAAACCCGGTCCTTTCGCCGGGTTTTTTATTTCTCTCCAGGCGTACGATCCCGCATAGATAAATTTTTCCATTGGAGCTGAAAATGGAGCGAGATCAGAAGCTGTTGGTGAAAATCCTAGAGGTGTGCATTCAGGACTCAGATGAGTGGAAGATTGATGCATCAGCGAAGGACATTCGTGGTCGCTTCTCCCCTGAGCAGCTAGGCCAGTGGTCTATCGTGGTTGTTAATGGTCACATTGAGTTGCTTGTTGATATGGGCTGTGTCAACGCTGAAGGGGAGGCGCCGGATATACGTATTCAGCGTGTTACCAACGCCGGATACAACTATCTCGACAGAAGCAAAAGGTTGAGTTTGCACAGCAATGTGCTTCCCATCCATTAGCATGACAATGCTTTGAGCCCTGCCTAGTGCAGGGCTTTTCGTTTACGCGTCAAAGCGATGCTGAATTCTCAGCAAGCTCTGATATGATTGCGCCGCCACTTCTCAGTCCGCCCTCCATCCCTCTCATTTGGGGGCTGGATTGAGGAGTGGTCTTAATCCGACCATTGAGTCGGTTTTTTTTTGACTAATTCCTCATTCAAGCCCTGCTCAGTGCAGGGCTTTTTCGTTTACGGGGCAAGGCAATGACAAACGAACAGCAAGCGCTGGCAGAGATGCCAATCTGGTTAGTGATCGTCCTAGCCCTGGTCGGTGGCGTGTCCGGTGAGATGTGGCGAGCGGACAAGGAAGGGACGCGTGGCTGGGCATTGATCCGGCGATTGGCCCTTCGGTCCGGCGCCTGCGTGGTATGCGGAGTGTCGGCCATCATGCTGCTGTATGCGGCAGGCATGTCGATCTGGACCTCTGGGGCGCTGGGATGCCTGACCGCCATGGCAGGCGCAGACGTAGCGATTGGGCTGTACGAGCGTTGGACTGCCAAGCGGCTGGGGCTTCTTGAGGCTGCCGCTAGTGGTGAACCCAAGCAGTAAATCATTGCATTGGAGGTCCATATGGATATCGAACTAGAGCCCGTGGCGAGCGTCTCC